ATTTAAATAGGAGGTAATTGTATGATATTTCTTTCGCCAGGTGTTTTTGTACAGGAAAAGGATATTTCTGACATTATTCCTAGAGTAGCAACTGCTTCTGCTGCACTAGTTGGTTATTCTGCAAAAGGAAGTGTAGATAATATTATGTTGATAACAAGTGATCAACAGTTTTTAGCTGAGTATGGTCAACCAGATCCTTCTACTGGCCATTACTTTCACTATGCAGCTCTAGCATATTTGGAGCAGGGCAATACATTGTATTGTCTTAGGGTAGCAAATGGGGCACTACGAGGTGGTGTAGATATAATGGACTCAGTCTTTCACGGGGATAATAGAACAGCTACAGTTGGTAAATCTGATGCTACGTTTGATGCACCATCTGGTGATGAGAATGATGTACTATTTCAGATTATGGGAACCAATCCAGGTGTTTGGAATAATAAGATTGGAATTATGATTACTGAGATTAAAGATGGTTCTGATATTATTCCTACTGACCAGTATACGTTTAAGATTGTTGTTTATCTTCAGAATGCTGATGGTGCTTGGGAATTAGTTGAGACCTGGAAGGTATCTCGTAAAAATAAATTAGATGGTTATGGAAAGCAGATGTATCTTGAGAATAAAATCAATGGAGCAAGTAAGTATATTATTGTAGTAGATAATACTAGTTCCTATATGATAGATACAAAACTTCCCCAATCTCAGGCTGAAAGACTTGATTTTACAAAGGGTGATGATGGTAGTGAAATATCTTCTTCGGAGCTTATACTTGGTTGGGATCAGTTTAAGGATCCTGAGAATGTTGATGTTAGAATACTTATCAATGGTGGTGAAACTGCTAAAGCTGTTCAGACTGAGATGAAAGTAATAGCTGAATCTAGGGCGGATTGTATTGCCGTTCTTGATATGCCATATACTGAGTTAACATCTGTTACAAGTATGGTGAATTGGAGACTAGGTGTTGATACACACAATTTTAATTCTAGTTACTGTGCTTTGTATGCCGGATGGGTTCAGATATACGATCCTTACAATGATATGTTAATTGATGTTCCTCCTTCTGGGCACGTAGCGGCTAAGATAGCTTATAATGATTATGTGAAGAATCCATGGGATGCACCAGCTGGATATAGTAGAGGGATGCTCAATGTTATTAAACCGAGTAACATTTTTAGTGAAGGTGAACGAGATACACTTTATGAGGCCCAAATCAATCCCATTCAAATGTTTAGAGGTGAAGGTATAGCTATTTGGGGTCAGAAAACAGAACAAACTAAATCTTCGGCACTTAGTAGAATAAATGTTAGGCGATTATTGATTGTTATTGAGAAATCAATAGCTATTGCATTAAGAAGTTTTGTATTTGAACCTAATAGTGAGATTACTAGATTTAGAGTTGAAGCAATGTTAAATGATTGGCTTGATAGACTTTCAGCTCAAGGAGCATTTCAGTTGGAAGGTGGAGATAAAGGTTATCATGTAGTTTGTGATGAGACTAATAATCTTCCGGCTACAATAGATGATAATGAACTTCATGTGGATGTATTTATTAAACCAGTTAGGTCAGCTGAATATATTAGATTACAAACTATTATTACTTCAACTGGTGCATCTTTCAATGAGCTTATAAGTCAAGGCGTAATGTTTTAAAAAGGTAGATAATTTTAAATAGGAGAAATATATTATGGCAAATAATATGTCAGCTGATAATCTGAAACATAATTTAACTAATCCTGCAAGAAGTTACTTATGGGAAGTGATGTTTCCTAATCCTATAGGTGGTGGGGATGCAGAGGTGCTAGAAATAAGATGCCAATCGGCAAATATTCCTGGTAGAAGTTTTGGTGAGATAAAGATACCTTTTAAAGCTAGTCCTGGAATAAAGTTTCCTGGAAAGTTAACTATGTCTCAAACATGGGTAACTACATTTGTTGAAGGAGTTGATAAAAAGGTATTTGATGCCCTACATGCTTGGCAACAGACAATCATTCACGATAGATTAGGTGTTGGTGGTCCAGATATTCTAACTAAAGCCGATATTTATCTTCGACTGCTAGATACCCAGGGAAATGTTTTCCAGAAGATTAGATTTGTAGGTGCATATCCACAAGCGGTTGATGATATTCCAGTAGCATACGAAGATGAAAAGGAAATAAGATATAATGTTACATGGAGTTATGATTTTTGGGAAGAGGTAGCTTAAATTATGCAGTCCATAGCTTATGACATTTCCGGCATAGGAGCAAGTTTAATTACACGGACATGGATGTTGCAAAGAGCTTTTAATTGGCAACTTCTCATGTCCGCTAATATCAATAATACTATAGGGTATTTAGTTTCTCAGTATTGTCAGGATGTTAGATTTGGTGATTATAGTATTACTGAAGTAGAGTCTTTAAGATATGGTGCCCAACAAAGATTCTATGCCGGACTACAATCAATTGAACTTGTTAGTGCAACCTTTATAGTTCCTGTGGATAATTCTGTTCTTAGTTATTTTTCTGGGTGGAGTGATTTAATAGTAGATAAAAATGGTTACTATTATCCTAAAAATAATTACAAAAAAGATATTTATGTAATGCTTTATGATAGAACAGGTATAGAATCTGTTAAGTTTAGATTGAAAGGGGCTTTTCCAAAAACAAGACCAATATTAGAATTATCTTATGAGAATGAAAATGTTTTAAGATACAAAATAGATTTCTGTATTGATTGTATAGAGACTACAAGTTTACTTGGTTCAATTAGAGAAAAGGTTACGGAGAAAATAGGTAATATTTTTAAACCTACTCCTGTTACTCCTGCTAGTCCAATGTTGGCATCAACAAACACTACTCCTGGTTTTGGAACAACTCCTACTCCGACGGGGAATTTCTATGCATAAATGAAGGAAAAGAAAAAAATAAATTGTTGTAAAATAATTATTTGGAGAAGAAAGAAATGAATGAGAATTACCTACCTATAAATCTTCCTTCAAACTGTATAACTTATGAAGGAATCAAGCCCGAAGATATTACTATCAGGGCTTATCAAGGCAAAGATGCTATTTTCTTAGCCGAGATCAATCCTATAAATCTTGCCCAGAAGTTTTTGTTAGTCCTGAACAATGTAGTTCGAGGAATAGATCCTAAGAGACTGACTTTAGGTGATAGACTCTATATAATGATATGGGAGTGTATCAATTCATACACTGATATTGTTAGAGTATCAACAGTATGTACAAATTGTTTACAAGAGATTGAAATAAATGTGGACTTGAAAAATCTAAATAGGATTGAATTGCCCGATACCTATAAACAACCTTATGAAGTATCTCTTCCTTCTGGTAAGAAGATAAATCTTAGATTACTCACTCTTGAAGATGAAATAGAGATAGAAAAATGGGGAAAGAAAAATGAAGACAGTTTGTTATTTAGATATGCAAGATCTATTGTTGATGAAGATGATGTATTAAAGAGAATGGAAACTCTTAGAAGTATGGGGACAAAAGATATTGTAACAATTGAAGCTTTTCATGATAAGTTTTTCCATGGTCCAGATATGTCGGCAGATTTTGTGTGTCCTAAGTGCAAGGAGGCCGACAAAGTTTCAGTCCCCTTTCGACTTGACTTCTTTTTTCCATATGGCCGAACCCTTGGGGATACTTTTGGAAAAGGAATTTAAGTTGGCTTATTATGTTCCAGGATTTACATTATCTGACCTTAGAAATGAAGATTTAAGAATCAGAGATTGGTTTTACAGTAGACTACAAAAGCAGTTTCAAGATGAGAATGAGGAAATAAAAAAAGCAACAAAAGGTCTTGAATTTAGAAGAGAACAATGAATAAAAGACAAGAATATCATTTCGCTGATATAAATATTAGTGAGTTTAATACCCAAACTCTCAGGGCCATCTCTGTAAAACTTTCTAAAGATTATTTAGGTTTCTTTGGAAAATTAGAGAAACTTTATCTAAAAAGAAAGCAAGGGGAAGTTGTCTTAAATACTGTCTATGAAATAAAACAAACTTTGTATCTATTGGATAGAATAACTACAAATGAAAAAGTTTCTAAAGAAGATGCTAAAATTCTTGTGGATAGTATAAATAGAATAAATGAGGATAAGAATTATTTTCTCGAACAAGTTCAAAATAATGAGGCCCTCAAAAATGAGCTAAACCAAGTTTCAGAAGTTACTGGTATATCTCCAGAAGATTTAAATATAACAGAGGATATAGTTAAAAAAGGAGTTAAGCAAGCTAGGACATCGTTGAAAAGAAAAAGACCTAACCTTAAAGGAACAATGTCCTATACTAAAGGACTGGCGGGTAGTCTTGCTGGTGGTCTGGGTGTAGCAGCTTTAGGACCTCTTGCACCTATTGCCGGTATGGGTTGGGGAATGATGAAAGATGTTTTTGGTTTAGGGGGAAGAATAGGAAATTTTGCAATTGAAAGACATAGAGAGAAACAAGAAAGACAATTAAGTAAATCTTTGCGTCCTGCTGCGTATAATGCTTCTTCAGAAATGCTTGGTGGATTATCTGCTAGACGGAGTGTATCTCCTTTTGTTAAAGAGTTTTCTGGTTCGAGTGGAAGAGAGTCTAATCCTTTAGTAGATTTTTTTGATAGAAAGGCTTATAAAACTAAGTGGACAAAAGAGGTTCTTAAAAGTTTAAAAGATTCGGAAAAGAATTCTAAAAGTTTTGGGCAAAAATTAGGTGATTTCTTTACTGGTATTCTTGGGATGGCAGCTACACTTCTTTCAATAGCTGCTACACTTATTGCTGCAGGATTAGCAATAGCCAGCATATATCAACTTGTGAAAGCAATATTTGATTTGCAGAATGCGGGTAAGGGGGAAAAGGAAGCCGGTAAGAATTTAGTTTCTACATCTGTAAAATTTTTAAGAGATGTAGATAAAAAAGGATTGAGTGATAAACAAATAAATGCTTTGGGTCGAACTGGTGGTAGAGCTGGAATAATTAAAGATATAAAATTTGGTATGAAAACAGAAGCAGAAGGAGCAATGTTTGAAAAACATCCAGTATTATCAGGAGCAGCAGCTGGACTTAAATATGTTCCTTTTTTAGCAGCTGAAAAATGGCTAAGTAATAAACTAATTGATAAGATAATTGATAAAAAGATAGATGCAGCATTAGTTCTTCAACCTCAATCTGTTGCACCCCTTCAGAAACCTTCTGCTTCTAGTGGTAATAGCGAGATACTTAATGTTTTAGGATTGGTGCCTAAACAGTTAAAGAATATTGCAGAGCAGATAGGTAAGGGACAGGAACCACTTTCTATTAAGCAAACTGGTTCTGGCAATATGTATGACAGTGGCGATATGTTGCTAAATGGACTAGTCCAGGGAAAATTGACAATTGGAGAATAAATAATGCTTGCTCTTAATGCTGCAGTAGATACTGCTGTGGTGCAAATGGTTGGGACATCTGCAATGGTTGGTCCTCAAAGATCTGCTGCCCCCACAGAATATGGTTACATACCAGATGGAGAAGGTGTATCGCCGGAATACTTGGTGCGGATTACTAGTTATAGAGGTTGGTGTACTGTTGTAGGTGTTTTGCAAGAAGATATTGTAACAAAAGTTGAATCAAGATGGGAACCATTTATTCCTACTACTTTATTAAATATAGGAAATATTCTTACTCAAGCAGTTACAAGGGGAAAGAAATCTATCATTACAAAGGCTACAAGTCGTAGATTGTGGCAAGGTTCAACTCCCATGACTTTATCTTTGAATTTGAAATTTCAGGCTGTAAATGATCCATCTAGAGAAGTTGTACAACCTTGTATGATATTACAATCAATAGCAGCACCTTCTGAACCAGCAAATGCAACTTCATTAGCTGAGGTATTTACAGCAGCAGAAAATCTTGATCTTAAAGGGGTTGGAGATGCTGTAAGTAAACTTCCATTTTTAAGTCCTCCAGGTCCTACTCCATTTAATCTTGAAGGAATTCTAAATTTACAAAAATCTCATAATGAATTATCTCCTAGTGAGATAAAGGAAGAATTAAAAGGAGGAGATTTAATTGAAATTCAAATAGGAAGATTGATGTTTTTCCGAAATGTTATTCTTAGTAGTGTTCAAGTTGCCCATCATGTTAAGATGACTTCTCAAGGAGATGTTATTAGTGCAGATGTTAATTTAATATTTGAAACATATGAGATGATTACTGTAGAAAGTTTAAAAGAAATTTATAATAAATCTACTATGTCTAAAAATACTAACTCACAGGGAACAATAGAACATACTACTACTTTTATTAGATGAGTGTATGAATAGAACTAATTTTTATAATAAACTTGTTGTCGATGGTATTGAAGAGTTGGATTTTCTGTGGAACTCTTTATCTGAATTTGAGATGCAGTATAGGCCGGAATACTATCGAGTGAAGTCAAGTGATTTACTCCGTCCTGACATAATTAGTTACAAGTGTTATGGTAGTGTAGATTATTGGTGGATAATATTGTTAGTTAATAATATTACCAATCCTTTTACTGATTTAGTTGAAGGAATTATTTTAACAATACCAAGCAAATTAGATATTTATAATTTTCAAAAGAAGTTTCGAGTGAGAAAGAGTACATAATGGATCTTGTTGGGAACTATCAGATAAATATAAAATTTGATGATATAGTTGTTCCAATTCTGCCTCAGATGATAGAACAATTTACTATCACTGAAGATATAGATAGAATAGTTCCAACTTTTAAATTATCGGTGAAAGATGCCACAGGAGTGTTAGGAGAGATTATTCCTTTTGATAAAAGTGTAAATAACATGAGTATTGAAATTTCAAGAGGAACCAATGCCGATAATTTTAATGAGTTTGATTTTCTTGTGAAAAGAAGGAATGCAACTTCAGATAAAATGTATGAAGTTGAAGGAATATTAAATGTTAAAGGATTACTTTCTCCTTATAGGAAGAGGGCATTAACTGGAAATGTTAAAACAAATTTAGAATCTATTGCTATAGATGAGTTAGGTGTTAATGAAACAGATGTAGGAACTTCATTGAGTTATGAAAAAACTATTCTTCAACCTAATTGGAATA